TCAGGCCATACCAGGTCCACTTCGCATGTCCCCAGCCAGCCTTTGTCTTTCTGGTAGTCGAGGTCCATGTTGACGTACGTCTTCGCCGCCTCGAACGTGTCGCTCCCTATAGCCTTAGGGTTGGCGAGCTTGAAGCTTGTGGCGGTGTTGTTCACCAGTGAGGTGACTTTTATCTTCCTTGCCGTAGCGTCCGTGGTGTCCTCGGTGATAGTCCAGAACTTGCCCTTTGTCTCCTCGGTGGGGTTGATAAGGGTGAATTTCACGGCGAGTGAAGGTTCGAGTTTCAGAAGGTCAAGCAGCTTGCCGTTGATGTCCTTCAATTCGTATTTGTCGCCTGCCGTAGTCTCGATGGAGAAGTTATCCGGGGACACGGAGCCGACATCCGCCCACGCGGTGCCCATTGCGTCGCTGTCTCCCATGACAGAGAGGTAAAGATGCAGGTCGCCCCATGCAGTCTTTGTTTTTGTTGCGCTTAATGCCATAGTAATTAATAATTTGTGTTGTTAAAATCCAATTGTGTGTTTATGAAATGCTCATCCTTGCCATTGACTTTCTCGGTGTGCTGTTTGTCCGCGGTGATCTTGTAGTCTTCGTCATCGTACCGTCCCTGGCATTCCTTGAACAGGGCGAACGCCATCTTCTCAAGCTTCTCCAACCGTGCCGTGTCCGGTTCATACTGCCCGTCCTCCTTGATGTCAGGGACGTAGATGTTCAGGTTCACGACGCAGTGCTGGTACTTGCCTATGCTGCCGGACGTCAGGACCGATATCACGATATCCTCCTTGCTGGAGTTCAGCGGACGGTTCAGCTTCGTCACGACGCCGTCGACCTCATTAGCCAGGTCGGAGCCTTTGACTACCTTGTAAACGATGCTTTTGATGTCTTCTTCGCATAACATGGCTACCGTGTCGAAAAGTTCAACTGCCGCATCATACCGGGAAGCTCGTCTTCCGCGAACAGCTCGGCGTCCTTGAGCACGCATTTGTTGTCATGCGCCTCGACGTAGGAAGCGTGTTCGGCTCCGGCTACGACGTCAAGGCTGTAACCGTGGGAGTGGCTTCCGGCCAGCTCCGTGGCGAAGGCCTTGCCTTTATTGGCCCCGTCGAAGCCGTCCAGCACCACCTGGAAGCCGGATAGCTTGCATATCTGTCCGTCCTTGGCTACGGCGTAGCCGATGGAGCTTCTGAGGTTGCCCATACGGTTGAAGAACGTGTCGGTCTCCATGCGCCGGCGTGACATGTCCATGCAACGCTCTCCGAGAGCTGCAAGCATGTCAAGCACCTTCGCATCGGTCTCGGCAATGATCTTGCTGAAGCATGCGTCAAGCTCAGGCGTCTTTGTCGTCATCTTTATAGCCATAGCCTTGAGGATAGTTGATAATGATGGAACCCCTGTACCGTCTTCTCGCAGATAAGAGGACGTGTGCCGTCTTCTTCCTGTGAGCCGTAGAGACGGACTTTCTCTCCCAGCGCAAAATCCCTGCAGTCGGCATCGAGGTAGACCTCATAACTGTACACACGGGCTACGCCGTCGGCGAATGTGATCTCGTTGGCACGCCCGTTAGGTACGGCGTTGCACGGTATCGCACCCGTCCACTCCCCCTCCGATACAAGGATCTTGTCCCCGTTATCATCGGTGTCGTAGGTGTCCGGTGTGTGGTACTCTATGATGTATGGTCTGAACTCTACAACCTGTGCAGGAATGTTACTGAAGGGTTAAGCTTGTCTTCAATCCCGAGGTCGGAACAGAGGCTGCCATAATAGCTTTTCAAGGCCGCTTTGTCCCATGACATCGACACGCTTCCTTCGCCTATCGAAGCAGGGCGGGCCAGCAGTGACGGGATGAACAGGCATACCGCCTTGCGGACGGTATCAAGATTGTCGGCGGTCACGTTGGTGGCCGTGTCAAGTCCGAGCGGAAGGCACATATCGAGCAGGTCAGCCTCCGACAAGTATATGCCGAAGGACTTGAACCTGCCTTTTATGTAGTCCTTGATGCTCATTGAGCGTTCATAGTGGAGAGGTCGAAGTTCACAATCTTATTCGGATTGCTGATTTGCGGAATCCATTCCGCAGAGTATTCGAGATAACGGCCGTTCTTGTCTTTGTAACCACATACGAGCAGATCGCCATCGGCCTGCGTATAGGTACGGCCCGGCACGCCATCTGTCGCTTCATACGGAGTGTGATACCTCATGTACCCGATCTGATCCTGCGGCAAAAGGGTGATGCGGTCATCCGCGTATATCGCCTGATTGACGCCATCCTGATCCTCGACATAATCGTCTTTGATCTCAATTGCCGGCAAACCGATGCCAGTAAATACTTGGGAGGCCATCTCGGAAGTCATCACGCCGGGACCCATATAGAACTGATTCTGTCCAAGTACCATCTTGAATTTGTCGCCAAACTCACTCGATCCGATAATGTCTTTCACGAATGTCGCGCGGGACATGATCATTTTCTGGAAGGCACCATAGTCCGGCTTTAGAGCATTGATCTCATTCAACAGATAGGTGATGAAGTTCGCCTTGTCGGTTATTGCAGGAGTGATGGACTTAAACGGAAGGTCAATGCTGAGAAGTGTAGTGCCGTCAACATTGTTATCCTTGTTCTTTACTTCCGCCGAGCCTGTCATAAGCAGTGAGCCGACCACCAGATCCATGCGTTTGTGTGCTGCCAGGAGGACCTGACGATAGTCGTCATAGATGAAACTGATGATATCGTTCAGGGCCGTTACCTGATCCTGTGTCCTGGCGGCGTTGTATTTGTCGATCAAATCCTGCAAGTCGGAGAGCCGGTCGATGGACATCTGATAGGCATCGCCCAGATAGGCGACCTCACCATAACCGCTGCCGATATTCCGTCTTTCACGGATCGGCTTTTCTCCGTATTGCGAATTGATGGAACCTGCTACAACGCCGGTAACGGTACCGATATAGTCCTTGAAGACGCGTTGTGTCGTCTTACGGAAAGTCAAATACTGCTGCCAGTAGATGGCATCCTTTCTCGTTTGTAAAACCCTGTCTATCGTTGCGGAGACGATATCCGGATCATTGAATAATGTCTGAATTGTAAGTTGCATAGCTCAATTTTTTATTCGTTAAACTGGAAGAAGGGAAGGTTGGCTTTATCCTTATCACTGAAGGGCAAAACCAGCTTATCCGGCTCGATCTCGAAAGCTCTCTGTAAGAGGGCGACCAATACGATCCCGCTTTCTATCTTCTTGCGTCCGTAGAGTGCGGAGTTTGCGGTATGCTTTGCCGTCGTCCCTCCCACGGCTGCCGATTCAAAAAGGACCTTTCCGATAGCCAGGTTTGCACCAAAGGCGGCATTTATCGTCAAAATGTCGTAGTCATCATTCGATTTGTCAATCGAATTCACAAGAGCGCCATGAGAACCATTACCGACAAACATCCCCGCATAGGCAAGGGAGTTCTTCTCGATTTTGATTGTCAAGGCATTATCTCCGGTATTGTAAGCTTCCACCACTTTCACATTCCGTACCGGAACGGCCGTCTTTGCGACCAGATCCGCTTCGATAGGGGTGAAAGAAGGCAGATAGTTACCTACCGTCAGGTTGCTCGTATCAAGCTTGTACGCGCCCCTTCTCCGTATCCCGGACTGGACGTCATAGCGTTCCTCTTTCTCTTTTTCCGGGACCAGGTTGTAAGTAAATCCTGCTGCCATAATTTTTTACTTTTTTGTTTGTTGTTCTACAATCTCTTTCGTCCCATTACGGATAGTCTCTGCTATGCCCTTTTCTTCCGTGGGCATACCTCGGCTACCTTCGGGAGGCTTCACCCCCTCAAACCCGATGTTTGTGAAGTCCTGTTTCAGCGATTTGAAGTAGTCGTCGAGGTTGGCATCGCCGGCAATGTTCAGCTTCCCGACAAAGGCGTCCGGTATGCCGTATTCCTTTGCCTTGGCTGCGATGTCCGCGTTGCGTGTCTCGGTGACCTTCTGCTGTTCCAGTGCGGCGACTTTCTCGGAATAAGGCTTTAGGGCTTCATCGAACAGGGCTTTCACCTTCGCGGATGTCAACTGTTCTTCTTTACCTTCGTCTTTCTTGTCGTCGATTTCGGTTTTCTTGCTTTCACCGGCCTTCTGGTTCTGTGTGAGTTCCTCGATCTTCTTCGTCAAGTTGGACTTTTCCGTGTTCCCCTTGTCGATGCCGACCTGCAAGGCCCTCAGAACCTCCTCCTGCCCCTGTACCACAGTTGCAAGGTTTTCATCCGTTACCAGGCCAGTTGCCAGCAGGGAAGCTGCCAGCCCCTGAAGCGTAGCGTCGTCTACACCATACTTCTTTGAAAAAGTCTGTTTTAGACTGTTGAATATTGTCTGTTTGTCCATTGTGATGTGAGTTGGTTATTGTTGTC